AGGGCAGACTGTCCTACAGCCGTATTCCAATAGCCAATAGTATTATCGCGTAAAGAAGATCCACCAAGAGCAGTGTTATAGTAACCAGTGGTATTAGTCTTCAACGACTCTTCACCAACACCTGTATTATTGTAACCCGTTGTATTCCCGGTCAGAGACAGGTACCCAAGCGCAGTGTTATTATCACCAATAGTATTGGCCTCAAGTGCGCGCTCTCCTACGGCAGTGTTCTTTTTACCAATAGTATTGGAGTACGCCGCATTGAATCCAACGGCAGTATTGAGAGCACCAGTAGTATTACTACCCATGGAATTATAACCAACAGCAGTGTTTCCACTTGCTATATTCGCATCTAGGGAATAAGCTCCAACAGCAATATTCCCATGTCCAGTTACATTCACCGCCAACGCACTTTTACCAAGTGCAGTATTTGAATAACCTATAGTGTTCAGATTAAGGGCCTGTCCTCCAATGGCAGTATTGTAAATACCAGTCGTAGTATTGGCCTGACTCGCGTATCCAACCGCAACATTCTGGCCCCCTTCCGTATTTTCGTATAGCGCACTAACCCCAACTGCTACATTCTTATTACCGAATGTATTTTTAAACATGGCCCCATAACCAACTGCCGTGTTATCGTCGCCTGTCACGCTCGTAGCAAGGGTCTGCCCCCCGAGAGCAGTGTTCTGGATACCTCCATCAGTGTATTCAAGGGCACATGAACCCACCGCTGTATTATTGTTACCAGTTTCATTCGTGGTGAGAGCATTGTGACCGATAGCAGTAATGCCAGTAGCTGTCGTACTTTTCTTGGCAGCAGCGTATCCTACAGCTACATTGTTATCACCGGTTGAATCGGAAAGAGCGTAATGACCTACGGCTACGTTATTATCCCCGGTAACATTCTCTTCCATGGCGTAATAACCCACGGCTACGTTCTGACTCCCGAAAGTATTCTCGAACAGGGCACTCTGGCCCATAACAGTGTTCTGATTGCCGGTAGTATTTGATCCTAGTGACGACCTCCCGAAAGTCGAATTGCCATCGCCAAGAGTATTAGCATCTAGCGCATAGGAACCGAACGCTGAATTGGATTCACCAATGGTATTAAGCTTCAATGCACCATATCCAAAGGCACTATTATGTGTACCCGTTGTATTTTCGTATAAAGCATTTTTACCAAAAGCAGAGTTGTTGGCTGCAATGTTTTTATACAGAGTCTGATAACCAACTGCGGTATTGTTTTGATTGTTGATAAGAGTGAAAAGAGAATTGGTACCGATAGCTACATTGTCAGCTCCTATTTGGCATGCAGCTAGGGAACCCATACCAATCGCAACATTGCTCGCGCCAGTCGTGTTGAGCTTAAGTGTGTTGACGCCAACAGCAGTATTGTACTGACCTAAGGTATTGGTCATGAGAGATTGATACCCGATGGCGGTATTTGAAACAGAGGTCACATTGGCAGTTAGGGCGGCAGACCCTATGGCAGTGTTGTAGTTACCTCCCGCATCAACTGAATCAAGAGCAGTACTACCCAGGGCCACATTTCCGCTACCATTGGGATAATCACCATCTAGGCGTATCGTACCTGTGGCACCGATACCACCGGAGAACGTCAGAACCCCATCGGGAAGATTGGTGATCGTTTCACCTAGATCGAAAGTGATTCCACCGGTACCGGTGATCCCCAAGGCATTGACGGCAACATCGTTGGCAGACGAATCGACAGTCATCAGATTCGTAGTGCCATCAGTGATTGTCAGGGCAGCAGCTTCAGCATCCTTCACAAGGATCTGAGCGGTTGAATCCTCGGTCAAATCAATACTACCGACCTGAATAAAACCAAGAGCATTGTTAACACCCTTTGCAACAGTTCCACCCTCATCCGAAGCGGGTTGGGTATAAACAAGAGCCGTGTGACCATTTCTAAGAGTGTAGTCACTCCCGTCCATATCGAGAGTAATGTCGTAAGTCGTAAGATTGTTCTTGACTACAAAAAGCCTCTCAACCAATTTGCTTGATAAATCGCCGCGAATTTCGATTGTGGCCGTACCAGTTACACCACCACTGTCACCAAACTCTACATACGAGCTTCTACCCTCTGAATTTGTTTCCGATGTCAATGCATCATTGTCTGTAATCCACTCCAACGTATTTGAACCAGATGTCCAGCTAGATTCGCTCGGTGGATTCTCAATATCAATGTATACACTGCGACCAATCGCAGCCTCTATCTTTTCAAGATTCTGATTAGTGCTCTCGCCCCAGTTTCCGGCCTCCTGACCAGTACCGATAAGTTTGAACTGATAAGCATTGGAATAAGTAGTAATAGAGCCCATTAGTTAGTCCCCAAAGTAATCACAGAGATGGAGCCTGTTTGGCACCGTCAACAAAAACATCATCAGATTGCCTTGCTTCGCCCATGTTCTTGAGCATCGCAATCTTCTCTCCAAACATTCTCTCATACGCCTGGATCATATCCTGCTCGCCCTTCATGAACGTATAGGCTTCAACCAGAGATCCGTACAGGAGTACGTCCGGAAAGGAAACGCTCAACCAAGTCTCTTCTGCCGTAATAATCGAGTCAGCAGCAACCTTGCCGTAATAATCCACAGTAAATGGATACACAGCGTCAGGAATTGGACCGAACCTGATTGTCAATCTGGGGTTATTGGTACCCACAGAAGCGGAAGAAACAGAGTAATACTTGGGTACACCCGTCTTGGCTGCACTCGCAGTGCCTGGGTATGCCTCAAGGAGGAAATCGTAATCCTTACGCAAGAGATACCGAACAGGGCCATATTCAACACCAGTAGCCTGAGTTGGAGTCGAAGCCTCGGAAATCCTCACTGAAAAAATATCTATAGTCCCATCATCCAAGGCATATTCAGCCTGATTAACAACACAATCCTGATCAACATCACTCTTCCAGAAGGAAGGCATCTGGATAGCCAGGAATACTTTATCCTCTGCCGCCTTGATGAAGTCATTCAAGTGATTAACAAAGGTGGTCTCAGAGTTCTGGCAATAATCTTTTATTGCTGTTGTAAGTTCTGTGTAATTCACTAGACAATCCTTGTCTTCTTGACCCTTGAAACCTTGCCCTGACCCTTAGATACAGAACCGGAAGAGGCTGGACTTTCAACAATTCCACCAGCCATATACCTCTGACGACCCCCTATAGGCTTGCCAGTCTTTTCAGCATACGCCTGGGCCTGCTTAATGCCCGCTGGATCATATGTAAAATGCTTACCGTCAACCTCAGGCATAACACCTCCTATATTGGTACTGGTATAAGATCTGGATTCCCGGCAGATTGTGCCCTTATGTAATCCAGCTCAAGGGTTACACCCGTATAGGACAACAACCCAGTAAAATCGAAAAGATCAAAACGCAACTCACTCACAGTCCCTGTCCACTCTGCATGACCAGAAACATCCCATGTCAACTTGTGCCATGGATCACCCATCGTATTCCAATCGGGCATAGCTATCACAACAGACCTATCGTCACTGAATGAACCCGGAGTATCTGTCGTTCTGTTCCACAGAAACTTCATTACTCCGCTCATAGTCGAGACTGGAGTTGGCCTGACATTCATTTTAAGTCGCATGCGAAGGTATAGATATATATCAGTATCTATACTTGCATCCTGACTGCCAGCAAGGGACGCACTCAAAACTAAGGCCGGATTATCTCCCAGCGTTACGAATGTAATAGTCTCAGTAGACGATTCCCAAGTCACCGTGGGATCTGAGCCTGTCCCGTATTCCTTGCCAACCCAGTAATCAGCACTCTCTATAAAATCCCACCTGATCGCATCTCCGAACCTGCTCGCAGACTGAGCTAGATCAGGCCTGGGATTTCTCAGAGCTTGAGGATCTATCACATTCACATCACCTAGATGATTCTGTGGCTGATCGGGATCCCAGCAAGTCGGACACACCCTGGTAGAGGTTGTCACAAAGTCTACTACTTCAGCTCTCAGGACCGTAAGTGGGTAACGGAACCCACATCTATCACAAAACCCAAAGGCGTGAGTGGCAACCGCGAACGGACCCGACATCTCAAGTCCTGTACATCCGGGGAACAAATCTGACAGGTGCCTTCTCCCTGTCTTCCCCAGCCGCAGTCATAAACTCTTCTTCGTAGACCTGCTTGAGTAGCTCAACCCTGCCTGCCGCCTCTGGCTTTTTCATTGCAATGTGATATGCCAATCCGGAAACCAGGGCTGGCATAAACCTGGAAGGAACTTCCATCGTCTCTGAAGCACTACCGCCAGAATCGGCAATTCGCTTTATTCTCCAATACAAGATCTTGTACTTTGAACTCTCATCCGGAGCAGGCCATATATTGATTCTGTCTTTTCTGTCGTCATCGTTCGCTTCTGTATCAAGAATGCCACGCCTCTCAAGGTAATACTGGAGAGGCATCCCGCGAGACAACTTGTTAGGGATCGCAGCATATGTTGACTGCGAAACCCTACTCATGTGATAATCTACCTGGGTCGCCTGTGTGCCATCGTTAACACGCAACACCATGTCCAGCACAGCAATGGTCGAAGAATCAAGGCTGTAACCAGAGACATCCTTGACTAAATAGTTTGTAGTAAGAGCCGATCCATCAGACTGCTCACTAATCATTAGGCTGTCA